GAAGAGAAAGAGATCGGAAGTAACTGAGTTTTATAAAGTTGGGTATGTCCTTGATTATGAACAAAAATGGGCTTGTTACTTTGATTTAACATCTGCTCAAGAAGCTATGATGAAAATGATTCGTAACGGAGTGAATGTAACTGGTATGGAAACTCAATCATTATGAATATTGACGTTGAAGAAATTAATTTATTTCCCACAAAAATTTGCAAAACAAAGTGCGAAAATCACGAACAAATTAAAAAATTTGTCCTAGATTCTGTTTACGATGATTTTGTGAAAAATGGTACAAACTCAAAATCAGGAGAGGCGTATACAGATTATATGCCAGGTGCTAAACAGATTCTCTGGAGTTATCTTTATAGTTTATACAGAAGGCCAATAAAAAGATTATTGACCTCTATTGGAATACCAGAGATTGACAAATGGCAAATTAGATTAAAAGGCTGGTATAACCTAACTACAAATAAACAATCCATGAATATTCATGAGCATGTAGGTGGGCCCAGTACCATATCCTTTGCTGTTGTTCATTACCTAGAATTGGGTGATGATGGGACTTCTACAGTGTTTGTAAATCCCAATAGAGATAAATTAAAATTAATAGCCCCTACAAAAGATGTTCGTATTCTACCTGAGTACTTTATGTACCATTTTGAAGAAATTGATGTGAAAGAAGGTGACATGATTATATTTCCTGCATGGCTTGCACATTCTATTCCTGTTCAAACTAATGGAACATTGAGAGCAACTAACGCTTTGAACGTCATGTTAAGAATAGATAATAGTGATGGTATGTGACAGTCCACTGGCTGTCCACCAAACCCGCCAGAGACCCCCTCCATACATCATACTAGCCAAGTAATCAATCAAGACACATGGCGACTCGTTCTCGCATCGGTATTCAACTCAAAGATGGTTCTGTTCTCTCGGTGTATTCTCACTGGGACGGCTATCCCGAGTGGAATGGTAAAAAACTCAAAGAACATTTCAACTCTTACGAACAAGCTGCAGAGTTGATTGATGGTGGTGACATCAGTTCTCTGTGGACTGATAAAGATTGGGATGGAAAAGAACAGGAGTGGGGAACTCTTTACTACGAAGGTCGTGGTGATGTTGATGTTGAACCCAATCTTGATAACTCCTTCCAAGCTTTCATCAGTGGAGTGAATGATTCTTGGGCTGACTATGCATACCTCTTTGCCGATGGCGAGTGGAAGTGTTATACTCCTAAAGGTAATGAAGAACAAATCCCTGCGTGATATGAAAGACCTCATTCAAGTGAAGTATTACTTCAAAGAACATCCAAATACTACTCTTTCAGTCTTCCTTAAGACTAATGAGCAAGTAGAGGCTTTCAAAGCCAAACACCCCGATTATGTTTATGTAGAAAGTAAATGAAGAACCTTCTGATTGCTGCTGCACTCCTTATTTCTTCCCCTGCATTTGCACAAACTTCTCCACAAAAAGTAGTGGAGAAACATGTCTATAAACCATTCACTTATATGACTCCTTGTGCTCTAGAAACTGGAATCACTGTTGATTTTGATGACTGTAAAGTGATTGAAACTCGTGAGAAAGGTGGAGCACTCCGCACTCGCAACATCTTCTCTAATAAACATGGTTTGACCATCAAAGGTCGCTTTGATAAAGAGAAGGGATACATGACTTGGGATTCACACAATAAGTATGAATACAAGTGGGAGTATAAGGTTGGTGGTCAGGCAAAAGAAGGTGCATGGACTTATGTGATGCCAGGCTTTCTTGTTCAAAATGTTTCTTGGGACTAATTAAATGAAAAAACTACTGCTGTTGCCACTCCTGTTGACACTTATGCCAACATCTGCATTTGCTGCAGAAAAATATATGGTAACATTTAATGCTGACCTAGCCTGCAAAGAACTTATGCAGTATGGTGGCACTGATGAATACACATTGGATGAACGACATGCAATGTGCCTACAACTGTTCTCTTATTTTAATACTAAGTATTGATAAGGATCTCTGATCGGTCAGCCCCTTGACTTCTCCCCCAATCCACATTATTTTGGCCTTGTTCAACTGATTCACACATGAACGACGATTTCAACTACGATTACATGGACGAGAACGATCTGTACGAATCCATGATGGAAACTGGTCCCGAAGATTGGCTTCCTATTGGTGGTGTTCAGGAACAATTTGATCCTGAAACGCTTGCCCTTCTGAAATCTTTTTGATACCATAAGTATAGTAATGGTTTAGAGGTTTGGATGAAGATTGTCGTAAGACATTCTTACAAAGATGGAGAGATCTCAGAGACTCGTACTCTGAGGTTTCTCCCTTTTTATTATACTCATGAGAACATTGAATCACTTATGAATGTGATTCAAACTCAACTGAGTCCAGATCTTCTCACCAAAAAATACAGAGAAGAAAATGTAACAAACCCAATGTACGGTCATTGTTACCATTCTACTCAAGCTTTATTTTACCTATTGGATACCGATAAGTTAGTTCCCATGAGTGGAATTGACTATCGGAATGATACTCACTGGTGGTTACAAGATGGTGAAACAATCTATGATGTAACCGCTGAACAATACTGGTCTGTTGGTCAGAATCCCCCATACGATACAGGTAAAAGAACTCAATGGTATGGTTGGAAACAACGACCACATCAGAGATCTTTGAATCTTATGATGAAAGTTCTTTACGATTGTAACATTGAGTTTTGTTACGAAACCACTAAACAAAGCCCTTGACATAGTTCTCTCCGTGAGATAGAATAATAGAGTTCTAATGTTGCTGAACACAATGAAAATTGAAAAACAATCTGTTCTAGACATTCTTGGATTTAATCCAGTGTCTAATAAAATCCAGGTATTTGTAGCCAATGTTACTCCTGAAATGGCCAAATACATTTTGGATTATCATAATTTTGATAACCGAAAAATTATTCGGTCTCAAGTAAATAAAATTCGTGAAAGTATCAGAGAAGACGGATGGCTTGAAGATGGTCAACCTCTGACTTTTAACACTGATGGAAACATCACTGAAGCTCAACACCGACTTGAAGCTATTCTTGCAGAAGGTGTTACTGCAAGTATGATTATTGTTTTGGGTGTGAAACCCAACTGCTTTACTCAGTGTGCTCCTGCAAAACCTCGCAAAGCTGAGGATGAAATCCAACGCAAAGACAAGACAGCTACACCTCGTCAGGTTAGCACTCTGCGTCAACTTCTGAACCGCCGTCAAGGTGAAAAACTTACGATCAACAACGCTATTCGGTTGTGGGATCAATGGAAGGGTGTTGTACGCGAAGGACGCGAACTTGTTGATGGTTTCTTTGATTCTGTGGATCAATTTGATCCTTGGGAACGAACCTTTGCTGCATGGGCTTCACTGATGGTTTATGTTGGTAAAGGAGATGTAGCTTCTACATTCCTTGAACTCCTCCAAGATGAAGTTTTGGATACTGGCACAACTTGTTTGACTACTGATTTCATCAAGTTTTTTGAGGAACATTCTCCTTATTTGAGTAATGCAGGTCGTACTGATCTCATCTATCAGATGCTCTGTGTTGCTGGTGATAGGGTAGAAAAAGTCCCTACAGGTAGGGTTCAATTTGGTATGGACATTGGCCAAATGAATCATGATTTCCTGAAACAAAAAGGTTCTTATCGTCAGTTCTTAGATAAGATTAACAACTGAGACCCATAAGGATCTCTGATCACCCAGCCCCTTGCCCTCTCTTGGGGGTAAGGGGTATTCTAGCTGTATTGAAACGCAATTTGATGATTCCTCTTCTCCGTCCACATCAAGAACGTGCGGTTGATCTTATGCAACTGCATAAGAAAGGTCAGATCATTGTTCCTACTGGTGGTGGGAAAACGATGAAGATGATTTATGATGCAATCCGTCAGTTTCTGAATCAAACTCCTCAGACGATTGTTATAGTTGCTCCCCGTATTCTTCTTGCAGAACAACTCTGTTCCGAGTTCCTAGAGTTTATCACCAACGCAAGTGTGATGCACATCCACTCTGGTGAAACTCATCACTTTAGTTCTACCAAACCTCAGGAGATTGTCAACTGGTGGGTGAACACTCGTGGTCATAAGTTGATCTTCACGACCTATCATTCTCTGGAACGACTGCAGCAAACTCGTCTCCCTGTAGATACCATCTACTTTGACGAAGCTCACAACTCTGTGCAACGTCACTTCTTCCCCGCAACTGAATACTTTAGTCAGGAAGCTTCCCGTTGTTACTTCTTCACTGCGACTCCCAAACATTCTCTCGCAGTCGGTAAGCCTGGGATGAATGATGTAGATGTTTATGGTCAGGTCATTTGTAATGTTCCTGCACCTGAACTTGTGGAAGGTGGTTACATCCTGCCCCCTAAAGTTCTCGCAAAACAACTTCCTATGGTTGGTAAGGGTAAGATTCCCGCAGATCGGGATTGCACTAACTTGATTGAGACTCTGGATGAATGTGGTAAGGACAAAGTGTTGATCTGTGCGAAAGCTACCAAACAGATCACTGCACTGATGTCCGAGACTGACTTTATCCAACAGTTGCAAGATCGTGGGTATTCCTATCTCTACATCACCGCAAAGACTGGTGCAATTATCAACGGTCAGAAGGTGAATCGTGAGGTATTCTTTGAGACCCTAAGTGCATGGGGTAAGGATGACAACAAGAAGTTTGTTGTGCTACACCACTCTATCCTCTCTGAGGGTATCAATGTCTCTGGACTTGAGGGTGTCATCTTCATGCGATCTATGGACTACATTGGTATCTCCCAAACCATCGGCCGTGTGATTCGGATGCACCATGATGATGCAGCTCGCATCCGTAGTGGTGAACTGGTTCCTGGTGACGTTGACAACTACAC